CTACAGAAAGCGGTGAAGTATCCACTCTGCCACAAACCGCAGAGGAAAAAGCGAAACAACTTCCAGACCCGACGGGTTACCACATCCTGGTAACGCTGCCAGAGAAGGAAGAAAAGTTTGAAAGCGGACTTATCAAAGCGGACACAACACTCCACTATGAACAAGTCTTGGCCACCGTGTTCTTTGTCGTAAAGATGGGGCCAGATTGCTACAAAGATGAGAAGCGGTTCCCTAACGGACCGTGGTGTAAGGAAGGGGATTTTATTCTCGCCCGTCCTAACACTGGAACCCGGCTGAAGATTCATGGCACCGAGTTCCGCCTAATCAATGATGACTGTGTGGAAGCTGTAGTCCAGGATCCTCGCGGTATTTCTAGGGCATAAGGAGAAACATGATGGCGAATGAAATGCAGATGGATGAATTCGAGTTTCCTGATGAGAAGCAACCCAAAGCGGAGGCTGCTGAGCAGGAAGAAGAGTTTGAGATTGAGATTGAAGACGATACGCCCGAGGTAGACCGAGGCCGACAGCCTTTGCCTAAAGAGGTTGTCGAGCAGCTGGAGAAGGACGAACTGGAAGAGTATTCCGACAACGTCAAGACCAAGCTGAAGCAACTCAAGAAGGTTTGGAACGATGAGCGCCGGGAGAAAGAGGCAGCCCTAAAAGAGCAGCAGGAGGCGATTGCCTATGCCAAACGGATTCTTGAGGAGAATAATGCGCTCAAGGGCCGGCTGTCTCGGGGTGAGCAAACGTTCATCAATACTTATAAGAGTGCGGCAGAACTGGAGTTGGATGCGGCCAAGCGAGCTTACAAGGAAGCCTATGACATGGGCGATCCTGACAAGCTGGTGGATGCCCAGGAGCGGTTGAACGACGCGCAGTACAAAGTTCGTCGGGCAAACGAATACGTGCCTGCTTTACAACAACAAGAAACTGAGGTACAACGCGAGCCAGAAGTGCCGGTAGCTCGGCCTGATCCGAAGATGATGGCGTGGCAAGAGCGCAATCAATGGTTCGGTAAAGACCCTGAGATGACCAGTTTGGCATTGGGCTTACACCAAAAGCTTGTGTCTGAATACGGTCAGAGTTATCCGTCAACAGATGAGTACTGGCAGAAGGTCGATGACACAATGCGTCGGCGCTTCCCAGAGGCATTTCCAGAGCAGCAGGAAACGCAGTCCACAAACCGACAGCGTACAGAGAAAGCAGCAACGGTTGTAGCGCCCGCGACACGCACGACGGCCTCCAAAAAGGTCAAGTTAAAGCTGTCCACGGTAAACACAATCAAGAAATTGGGTATTACCCCAGAGGCTTACATCCGTGAAATGCGCAAATTGGAGGCCACAAATGGCTGATAAAACACCACGTAGTATTGAAACGAGAACCATGGCAGAACGTCCCAAAGCGTGGACACCCCCGGAACTGTTGCCAGAACCGGACAAACAGCCAGGTTATGCGTACAGATGGATTAGGGTTTCTACTCTTAATACCGCCGACGCCCGCAACATCTCCGCCAAGCAGCGTGAGGGTTGGGAGCCGGTGAAGTTAGAGGAGCAGCCCCAGTTTCAATTGATGATAGACCCCAATAGTCGATTCAAAGACAGCATTGAGGTCGGCGGACTGTTGCTCTGCAAGACGCCTATTGAGTTTGTCGAACAGCGTAATGCTTACTATCAGAAGCAGGCTGAAGGCCAACTCACGGCAGTGGACAACAATCTGATGCGTCAAAATGACCCTCGGATGCCTCTCTTTAAGGAATCGAAGTCTTCGGTTTCAAAGATGGGCTAACACTTTTTTGGAGTAAGACATGGCATATCCGACTGTATCGGCCCCTTACGGCCTACGTCCGGTGAACCTGATCGGCGGTCAGGTGTACGCTGGCTCTACTCGTCTGATGAAAATTGCTAGTGAGTACAACACGAACATTTTCTACGGCGATGTGGTCAAGCTAGTGTCATCTGGCACTGTTGAGAAGGACACTGGTACTTCAACTGCAACCCCTGTTGGCGTTTTCTTGGGCTGCACTTATACCAATCCGACAACCAAGCAGAAGCTGCAAGCTCAGTACTGGCCGGCTAACACCGTCGCCACTGACGCTTACGCTTATGTTGTGGACGATCCCGATGTTCTGTTTAAAGTGGCTGCTGTTTCCGGCACGACTGTTGTGGCTTTCTATGCACAGACTGTTGTTGGCTCGAACGCACCGCTGGTTCAAAACGACGGCTCAACCACCACGGGTGACTCTGCTGTTGCAATTAACGGCGCTTCGGTAGCTACTACCGCATCGTTGCCGATTCGTATCATCGACGTTGTGCCTGACACGGCTAACTCGACTGGTAGTTTCTGCGAGTTTATTTGCAAATTCAATGCGCCCTACATGGTTGCGGCTTCCACGCTGAACACCTCGACGAACGTAGTTACGACTACTGTGACCGTCACTGGTGGCCATCAGTACAACAACCCAGTTGGCGTTTAAGGAGTAAAACATGGCTATTTCACGCGCACAACTACTGAAAGAGCTACTCCCTGGCCTGAACGCCCTGTTTGGCATGGAGTATGATCGTTACGGTGAGGAACACAAAGAGATCTACGAAACCGAGACCTCCGAGCGTTCCTTTGAAGAGGAAACCAAACTGTCTGGCTTTAGTGCCGCACCGGTCAAGAACGAAGGTTCTGCGATCTCGTACGACAACGGTCAGGAAGCTTGGACTGCTCGCTACAACCACGAAACCATCGCACTGGGTTTCTCGTTGACCGAAGAGGCCATCGAAGATAACCTGTATGACAGCCTGTCGGCTCGTTATACCAAGGCGCTGGCTCGTGCAATGTCGTATACCAAGCAGGTTAAAGCAGCCGCAGTACTGAACAACGGCTTCTCCAACTCGTATCCGGGTGGTGATGGTGTTGCTCTGTTCTCGGACGCACACCCGCTGGTATCCGGTGGCACTAACAGCAACGAACCTGCAACGGCAGCTGACCTCAACGAAACCTCGTTGGAAAACGCAGTCATTCAGATCGCAGGCTGGACTGACGAACGTGGTCTGCTCATCGCAGCTAAGCCACGCAAGTTGATCGTTCCACCAGCATTGCAGTTCGTTGCAACTCGTCTGCTCGAAACTGAGCTGCGCGTTGGCACCAACGACAACGACGTGAACGCAATCAAGAACAACGGTTCGATCCCAGAAGGCTACACGATCAACCACTTCTTGACCGACACGAATGCCTGGTTCCTGACCACTGACGTACCCAACGGTATGAAGCACTTTGTGCGTACCCCGCTGGCTCAGTCAATGGACGGGGACTTCGATACGGGCAATGTCCGTTACAAGGCCCGTGAGCGTTACAGCTTCGGCTGGTCGGATCCCCTGGGCATGTACGGTTCGCCAGGGGCTTGATAAGTCCTTATTTTATAAGGCTAAGAAAGGGGCTTCGGCCCCTTTTTTTACTTGCGTTATTTGCTGGATGCTAGTATAAAACTCCCAATCCGGGTTACCCGGTGCGTCGAACAGTCCCGGCTGACTTCATGCAGATCGACGTACCTAACCGCATGAGGGAAAATTCAAATGGCACTTTCCACTACCCAAAGTATTTGGCGTTCTGGTGGCGGCGATCAAACGCGTACCGCATATTGCGGCTCCGGCCTGATGGCTGCTCAATTTTATGTAGCTAACGCAGCTGCAACTGGCGCGACTGTCAAAGTATCTGACGCTGCTGGCGCTCCTGATCTCATTCTGCCTGCTGGCGCAACCGTTGTTTCTGTGGCAATTAATAACGCAGGCACCGGTACTATTGACCTTGGTACTTCTTCTTATGTTGGCGGCACCGATGTTGGCGATATCGCGCTTGCATTGAGTACTTCTGCTGGCACGACTTCGATCGGTTCTGTTGTAACTGGTACTGCGACTACCGCGATGGCGTACGTCACATCGTCTGACAACAGCTCGGGCGCTGGTACTGTTGGCGGCTACATTATTTACTTCGTAGCAGATCCGCTGGTTGGTCAGCAGAACGTCTGATAGGAGGCCGTCATGGCTATGCAAACAGACGTTAAGCCAACTACGCTGACCTCGTCGGGCGTGGTGTTTGAAGGCCGCGCCCGTGTGAAGGGCATGATTGTTACGCCTACTGGCAGCGCTGGTAGCGTAGCAATTGCGGACGGCAGCACGACAGCCTTCACGGTATATACCATCGCATCTGGTGAGACGTTCAACGTCATCATTCCAGGCGAGGGTGTGCTGTGCAAGACGAACGTGTACGCGACGATCAGCAACGCAAACTGTACGGTGTTTTATGGCTAAGAAGACTCCATCCTTATCGATCGGGCGCGGTGAGAAGCTACCGGTATCTAAGGGTGCGGGTCTAACGGCCAAGGGTCGGGCTAAGTACAACAAGGCAACTGGCAGTAACTTGAAGGCTCCGCAGCCTGAAGGTGGCCCGCGCAAGAAATCTTTTTGCGCTCGGATGTCAGGTATGCCGGGTCCGATGAAAGATGAAAAGGGTAGGCCGACAAGGAAGGCGGCTGCTTTGAAGAGATGGAAGTGCTAACCGTGGATATCAATTTAGTCTGGAACGGCGCACTGTCGCTGTTTGTGGGCTTGTTTGCGTATGTCGCCCATGAGAAGTTCTCTGAGCTTGCACGTATCACTATCTTGTTGAACAAGACGCGTGAGGAAATTGCGCGGGATAACGTGACCAAGGCAGAGGTTGACCGCATCACCGATCACATTGATCAACGGTTTAACCGGCTGGAAAACAAGATAGACCAGCTAATCGAATCTCAGCGCAGAGTGCTGTAGAAAGTATTGGAGGATTTATGGCTACGCAACAACTAAAGCCGAAAGTTGGTACTACAGAAGGTACTGATCAGGCGTCGGCTGAGCGCAATCTACGTCAGGACTATGAGAACCTGAAGCTAGATGAGAAGGCAAAGAAAGAGTATGAGGCATACGAAAAGTCCAAGCCAAAGAAGATGGCCAAGGGCGGATCTGCTTCTTCTCGCGCTGATGGATGCGCTATTCGCGGCAAAACCAAAGGAAGAATGGTATGAAAAAGCGATATGCAGACGGTGGTAATGTTACCACTCAGCAGCCTACTTACCCGTTCTACGGCAATGCGCCGCAGCCTTCTACGACGCAGCCTAGCGCGGGTACAACTCAAACCTTTAACATCCAACCAACAGCTTCAGCTGGTCAGCCTACGCAAATGAAGAAGGGCGGCAAGGTGTCATCTGCCTCTAAGCGGGCTGATGGTTGCGCTACTAAAGGCAAGACACGCGGGAGAATGGTGTGAAACCGCAGGCAAAAGTTTCTCGCGTGATGCGTGAGTTTAAGAAGGGCGATCTGAAGTCTTCGTCCGGGCAGAAGGTAACAAATCCCAAGCAGGCCATTGCTATTGGCCTTTCCGAAGCTGGTATATCCAAGAAAGCAAAAGGTGGCGAAATGAAAGAGTCAAAAGCGATGATGAAGAAAGAAGTGTCCTTCATGAAGAAGAAGGGCGCTCCTAAGTCCATGTTGAAACATGAGATGGCTGAAATGAAGGGCATGAAGCACGGCGGCAAAACCAAGAAGATGGCTATGGGCGGTATGGGTCAACTTCCTCCGCCTCCCCAGCCTCGCGTGGGTCCTAGCAATCCGGGTCCTATGCCAAGACCAGTATCAAGACCACCAACCCCGCGTCTTGCAAATCCGGTATCAAGGCCGCCGACCGCGCCGCGCAAAGCGCCAACCGCAGCTATGCTAAACAAGCCGTCGAAGATGGCAGGTGGTGGTCTTGCTGCTGGTCACAAGTCAGCTGATGGCGTTGCCTCTAAGGGCAAGACTAAAGCCAAGCAGGTTGTGATGAAGGGCGCCGGCAAAGGCATGAAAAAAGGCGGCTACTGCTAATAGGGGTATGACATGATGCCTTCACGCGGAATGGGCGCGGTGCGCCCAGCAGTCATCAGGAAGATCAAGAAACGGGACGGCAACGAACCGGTGACGGTCTATAAAGAGGGCGGGAAGGTGAACGCCGCTGGCAATTACACTAAGCCTGGACTTCGCAAGAGGATCGTGTCTCAGGTAAAAGCAGCGGCTACTCATGGCACTGGTGCGGGGCAGTGGTCAGCCCGCAAGGCTCAGCTGGTAGCTAAGAAGTACAAAGCGGCAGGTGGAGGTTATCGTGACTAGCAAGTTTCCTGATCTAACCGGCGACGGCAAGGTAACGCAAGCAGACATCTTGAAGGGTCGCGGCGTAGATGGCATGAAGAAGGGCGGCTCTACCAAGAAGTTTATCCAGAACGCTATTAAGAAACCTGGTGCGTTACGCGCTCAGTTAGGCGCGAAAGAAGGCAAGCCTATTCCTGCTAAGAAGTTGGCGGCGGCTGCCAAAAAGCCAGGTAAGCTAGGTCAACGCGCACGACTTGCTCAGACTTTAAAGAAATTGGGCAAGAAGTGAAAGCACCACAAAAAAGCCTGAAGGATTGGGGGCAGCAGAAATGGCGCACCAAGAGTGGCAAGCCGTCCTCAAAGACAGGCGAGAGGTATTTGCCGGAAGCGGCTATCAAGTCGCTTTCGTCAGCGGAGTACGCAGCAACGACGAAGGCGAAACGGGCAGGCAAGAAAGCTGGCAAGCAGTTCGTCGCGCAACCAAAACGTATAGCCCAGAAGACCGCGAGGTTTAGATAAATGGCTGAGACTACAACCACAACGAGCTTCAACCCGACGCTCAACGATCTTATTGAAGAGGCGTTTGAGAGATGCGGGCTTGAGCTGCGTAGTGGCTATGATTTTCGTACTGCCCGCCGCAGCCTGAACTTCTTGCTGACAGAGTGGGCGAACCGGGGTATCAACCTGTGGACGATTGAGCAGGGTCAAATCACGCTAGTACAAGGGACACATACTTATGATCTGCCTATCGACACCGTTGATCTTCTTGAGCATGTTATTCGTACTTTCCCTGGCTCTACTGCCAACCAGACTGATATCAACATTAACCGGATCTCGGTATCCACTTACTCCACTATCCCAAACAAACTGACGCAAGGGCGCCCGATTCAAGTTTGGGTGAACCGTCAGTCTGGTCAGACGACGGATGGTGAGATAGCGTACCCGCAGATTAATGTGTGGCCAACGCCAGATCAGGGGACATTAGAGTCGCCGTACTACTACTTTGTGTACTGGCGGCTGCGCAGGATGTTTGACGCCGGCAACGGTGCGAACGTGGAAGATATTCCATTTCGCTTCCAGAACTGCTTGGTCGCAGGCCTGGCATACATGCTGGCCATGAAGCTGCCGAACGCGTTTGATCGAGTGCAGATGCTGAAGGCGCAGTACGACGAGGCATGGGAGATGGCGGCGGGTGAAGACCGTGAGAAGGCGCCAGATCGTTTGGTGCCACGGATGATTACTTACAGGTGATGTATGCCACTGAAGGATCCAGAGGCTAGGAAGGCATATCAAAAGGCTTACGCCCAACGTAACAAGGAAAGGGCGTACCAAAGAATTAAGGAGTGGCGAGCAGAAAATCCTGATAAATGGGCAGAGCAAAGCAAAAGATATGCAGCAAGATACCCGGAAAAATCTGTAGCTAAAACTTTAGCGTGGAAGGCAAGAAACCCAGAGCTAGCAAAAGTAGTAAGCAAACGGTCTAGGCAAAAACATGCGGCACGGGTTTTGGCAAATAAAGCCAAGTACCGAGCGGCAAAGTTAAGGGCAACTCCGGGTTGGATGAATCAAGGACATTGGTTTGAAATTGGTTGTGTGTACTTGTATAGAGACGCGTTAAAACGGATAGGACTGGACTACCACGTAGATCATATTGTGCCGTTGCAGGGCAGTAAAGTATCTGGGTTGCATGTGCCAGAAAACTTACAGGTTTTGCCGGCAGAAAAGAACAGATTGAAGAATAACCACCATGCCGAGTAAATATGCATCAGGTAAAAAATCTATTGCAGAATGCGATAGATGTGGTTTTCGTTATATGTTGAAAGAGCTTAAAACGCTCACTATTAAGACAAAGAATGTCAAAATAAAAGTATGTCAAACGTGCTGGGAACCAGATCAACCTCAACTTAGCCTTGGGATGTATCCTGTTTCGGATCCACAAGCTGTACGGGAACCAAGGCCGGATGTAAGTTACACCCAGTCTGGATATACAGGGTTGCAGACAAAGTTTAATACTGGACCTCAAGAAGATGAGACGGGGTATCCAGGCGGCGGTAGTAGGATTATTCAGTGGGGCTGGTATCCGGTAGGCGGGTCTAGGGCTGAT